AACAAGCCAACCCTGAATCAGAGAAAGAGCAGGCCGACGCGAAAGAGAAGCGCAAAGCGTATTCTCAGGAACGTTGGCGCGCCAAGAATAAAGAAATAGCCGATAGCCGGCGCCGAGAGCAGTTCCTTTTGGGTGAAGTTGAGCGGCTGACAAGACAGCAGCAGCAAACGGATTACTCAAAGATCACTGATCCGGATGAGGTTTTGGCGGCGAAGACGGCGAACCATTTCCGTCAAACCCAGGTCGACGAGCACAAGTCCCGTCTGCAGCATGAAGCGCAGCAGCGGCAGACTGCCGTTCGAGACGCCTGGACCGCAATGGCGGATGATATGCGGACGAAGGCGCCTGATTTCGATCAGGTCTTCAACCAGAACATACCGGTTCACCAACATGCCGTTCCCTTCATTGTCGAGAGTGAGAAGGGTGGCGAGATTGCCTATTGGCTGGGCAAGAACCCTGACGTTGCTCGTGATCTTTATTCGAAGTTCGAAACCGCGCCTGCGCAGGCCCTTATCGAGCTTGGTCGCATCGAAGCACGCTTGAGTGCTCCGCCGCCCAAGCAGATTTCAACCGCACCCAAACCGGCACCCGTTCTGAGCGGTGGCGTCAATCCTGTCGTGTTCGATGCTCATACTGCGAGCGTCGCTGACGTTGCCGCACATCTGAAAAAGGCGGGCGTCATCCGGTAGGTGCACCTTTCGGAAAGATTTAGAGAATGTCCAACACAACGCTCACCGCGGATGTGGTCGCGAAGATTGCGCTCCCCATCCTTGAAAACGAACTCGGCGTCGTCAACACGCTTTACCGTGCTCACGAGGAAGAGTTCGCCAACGAAGTCAACGGCTACAAGAAGGGCGGCACTGTCCGCATCCGCCGGCCGGCAGATTTCGTGCTTCGTAAAGGCGCGACGGTTTCGAATCAGGATGTGATCGAAGGTTACACGACCTTGACTGTTGATCAGCAGGTCGGTGTCGACTTCCAGTTCACGACGTCGGATCTGACCTTGAAGGAAACGGACCTCGCAGAACGCGTGATCCGCCCTGCAATGTCGGTCATCGCCAACGGCATGGCCCAGGACGTGTTCCAGCAGATGTATCTGGGCACGGCGGATTGGGTAGGCACCGCGGGTCAGACGATCAACTCGTTTGCGGATTTTGCTCTTGGTCCGCAGCGCATGACGGAAAATGCCATTCCGATGGACCAGCGCAGTGCTTGTCTGTCGCCGGCCGATAACTGGGGTCTCATCGGGTCTCAGACCGCGTTGCTCAACAACAACCTTGTGGGTTCTGCCTACACGGACGGTTCGCTTGGCCGCGTTGGTGGTCTGGCGACCTACGAAACGCAGGTTCTGCCGACGCACACCAACGGCACCGCCACGACCGCAAGCGCGGTTGTTTCGGGCAACTCGCAGCAAGTAACCTACGATAACGCCAAGAATTCTTGGACGTCCACGCTCGTCACGAAAGGCTGGGATGCTTCGGGAACCATCACGGCGGGCACCGTCATCACGATTGCCAACGTCTATGCGGTCAACCCAAAGACCAAGGCAAAGCTGCCGTTCCTGAAGCAGTTTGTTGTGACGGCAGACGTCACGGCGAACGCAACGACCTCGAGCGCGACGAACCTGACAATCAGTCCGCCGCTGATCTCGGCGGCGGGCCCATACCAGAACTGCACCTACTCGGGCAATCTGGACGGTCAGGCCATCGCCATGGTCGGCGCCGCTTCCGGCGCTTACCAGCAGAACTTGCTCTATCACAAGAACGCCATGGCCTTGGCCGTGGTGCCGATGGAAATGCCGCAAGGCGCGATCGGCGGTTCCCGGCGTTCGTACAAGGGCCTCAGTGTCCGCGTCCAGCCCTACTATGACGGCGCGAACGACATCTCGAAATGGCGTCTTGATCTGCTCTACGGCCGCGCACTCATCGACAACCGTCTGTCGGTGCGTTTGAGCGGCACAGGTTGATAACCCACGGGGGAGGGTGCCAATGCTCTCCCCTCCTTGTCTTAACGAGGCTGCGGCATGAAAATTTACACACCCATCGAGAAAAAGAAGATCCAGAGCCACCCTCTGTTCATCAAATACTCGGGCAACATCCCCGATGATCTCAGGCATCTCGTCTATCCAGATGAAGCGAGGACCGAACCAGAAAAGAAGGGCAAGAAAGCAAGCGTAGCGGCTCAGACCGAGACGGCTGATGGCGACAGCAACTGAGATCGTCACGCGCACGCTGAAGCGCTTGCGTGTCATCGGGGCGGGAGAGTCTCCGAGCGCGGCGCAGATGCAGAGTGGCACGGACGCCTTGAATGCGATGATTGCGAGCTGGGAAGGCGAGGGATTGTCGGGAGACATCCTGCCTCTTCCGTCCCGGTTCGAGCAGGGCATCATTGCAATGCTCGGAGTTCGGCTTGCCGGTGATTATGGCAAGTCTCCCGATGCGGTTCTCGTTCGCGATGCCGATAACGGATGGTCTTCGTTACAGGCCTCTTACTTTGCCGTGCCGCAGTCGACGTTTGATCGGGCTCTCAAATGGACCGGCAACTATACCGACTATGGCTATTTTCTCGGCAATGAGATCGATGCGAACGCGAACTGGACCGGGAACACGGACTATTCGCTGCGCCAGGTCATCTCAAATGACGGCAACCTTTACGAATGCACGACGGCGGGCACGAGCGCGGCCTCTGGCGGGCCAACCGGAACGGGTGACACGATCACCGATGGAACATGCGTTTGGGTCTGGCGCCGTGTCGATGGCTCTCGGAATGTAGGGCTGGTGACGGAATGACGATCGTCCCGCTCACTCTTCCTTCCGGATCTAACCCTGCCCGCTTCAAGCAAGGCGGCTCACAAGAGCTGATCAACTGCTACCGGGAAGACATCGGGCCCGAAGCCAAAACATCCTCTGCCGTTTATGGCTCGGATGGGCTGCAGGGCTTCTGCACGCTTCAGAGCGCCAATGGTCCGGTGCGGGCGATCCTTAACGTCGACGGGCTCTTGTATGTCATCGCCGGCACGCAGCTCCATACCGTGACGGCCACGGGGCAAGACACGCTCCTCGGGTCGATGAACATCTCGACCACGGCGCCGGTCTATATGCAGAGAAACCGGAGAGCGACACCGGACATTCTCATCGTCTGCGATGGGCTCGCTTATTATTGCCGAGCAGGCGTTCTGGCGCAGGTCACCGACACGGACATGCTGGCGCCGATCTCAATGACGTTCAATGATGGGTATTTCATCATCGGAACGGTCGCGAACCAGTTTCAGTCGGGTGATCTGGATAATGCACCGAGCTGGAATGCCTTGGCGTTTTCCCGGGCGGATGCAAATCCGGACGCCATCGTAACCCTATCGACGTTGCAACAGGATATTCTCGTTTTCGGGAAAGATACGACAGAAATTCACCGCGATATGGGCGACTATCCGTTTCCTTATGAACGCGTGACCGTCATTCAGTGGGGTTGCTTTGCCGCTGGTTCGGTGTCGCAGGTCAATGGAACAGTGGCGTTTGTCGCGCACGACAAGACCGTCCGTCTCTTTCAAGGGTATGATGCGGTCAGGATTTCGACACCGGCGCAGGAACGAGACATTGATAAACTGGCGGACCCGTCGACACTCACCGCAACGTCTTGGACCAGGAATGGTCATACGTTCTACAAGCTCTCTTGCACGGAATTTACCTGGGTTTGCGATACGTCACTCTCTCCTCCTCAGTGGCACCGCCGCAAGACCTATGGTCTTGATTATTGGAATGTGTCCTTTGCCGAAGATTTCGACGGCAAGATCATCGTCGGAGATGCGAAAAACGGTAAGCTCTATGAAATGAACCCCGAGTTCTACGACGATGCCGGATTGCCGATCGTCTCCCGTATCCAGTTCGCCCCGACGCATGTCTTCCCCTATTCGATGACCATAGATGAAATCTTCTTCGACGTTCAGAAGGGCGTCGGAACGGGACAGGGCAACCCGGAAGACGTCGATCCCTACTGCATGATCGAACTCTCTCGGGACGGGGGTGAGACGTTTTCAATTCAACGGCAACCCAGATTAGGGCGGCAAGGCGAGAATCTAACCCGCGTGCGCGAACAGCAGTTTGGACAGTTCGGGCAGGACGGCTGTGTGATTGCTTTCTCATGGTCTGGGAAGTTTGCCAGAGCCATGTATGCCGCTGCCGCTGACGTGGCGAAGGACGCGGCCTGATGGCGGATAAAGCTCCGCCCATGCCATCGTGGCAAG